TATTAATAGTTAGTATATCGCTTGAAATACCAAAGCAGTTAATTAATGCTCTCAATCCTCTTTCTGTTCCTTTTGATTTTAAAAGGAAAGGTAGATTGTGGTACATCCTCTTTTGTATCTCTTTTTGATAGTTGTCAAATGAGCTATGCTCAATAGGATCGATCGTTCCTGCAATTGTAGCACTTATGTGGTTGTTAATTACCTCATCTCCTGGCTGGTAAGCCTGTCCTACGAACATAGAGAATAGCTCCTCAGTAGACTTGTTAGATGTATATAGTTTAACTCCAAAGTTCTTAAGAGCTTCTGCTACTAAGTCCTTAGATATACCTCTATCTAATCTATTATCTGCATCGTACTTATCCGTTACTGCCTTTGAGTATAGCCATAGATTATCGAAGTGCTGACCTATCATGTAGACAAATGTTAGGTAGTTTTGATTACTCTCATCGTCTCTTAGGTATGCAGGGATTGTGTTTGTTAATGCGTTAAAATTGCTACCATCGTACGCAGCTGCTACCTGTAGTTGAGCTGTATACCAACTTACTGCAATTGGATCATTGCTAGGCATGTTGTCGTATGGCTTAACTGCATTGTACTTTGGCCAACAAGAGTTACCTGCCTCAAAATACAAATACCTTTCGTAGTGATCAAAATTATTTAAGATCCCTTGAATTAAGTTCTCGTAGTACGTAGTGCTTCCTGCTACTCCTGTTAATCCAGTTGTTGCTGAGGATGTGCTAGCTATCTGAGTTCTGTAGTGATTGATTAGATCTAATTTGTACTTAAAGTTCAATAGCCTTTCTTGTGCAGATGAAAAGTGTACGAAGTTAGTATAATCGGAATAATCAACACTAATATTAATACTCTTTTCACTTACTGTAGAGAATATTTGACTATTTGCATTGGTTATTGGAAAGCTAAATAACTCGTTGTAATTGTAGTATCCTGTTGGTACTACTGCCTCATCTTGTACTTCTATATTAAAGTTTGCTGCTCTAAGTGTAGGTGCTGTTTCTTGTGCAATTGCAATATTATAGTCAACTGTAAAAGTAACTGAATCAGATACCTCTTCGACAATTGTCAGAGTATCTTTAATACCGTACTGTGTAGGTAGTGGTTCGTACAATTTAACTACAACAGGTTGTTCTAACTCATCTTGTAATGTATCTACATTGACTGCAATAAGAAGATCGTTGTTTTTAAAATTCAAACGGAATCCTGCAAAGTATGACTGTCCTGCTATCTTTGCCTTTAATGCACCTGTAAATGCTATAATTTGCTCAGGAGTTAGTCTTAAAGTACTCAACCTTAGCTCAGTCCTATCTGCAGATATGTCCTCAATGTAAAACTCAGTAGGTACTCTACTATCAGTGTATACGTCATTTAAGAAATGGTAAAGTAGTTTTACTTCTCCATTCTCATATCCTAAGTCCTTAACATCCTGTACAGGATCTAATGTAAGTACTGATGCTCCCTCTTTTCCTGCAGATTGTGCATTAGAGAGTAGTTTATAACCTGAGAAGTCGTATACACTCTCAATAAGCTCGTCTGCTAATGAAAGTACATGTACTTCTGAAAGGTGTTTAGTTGGATCAAATATATTGTTAATCTGGAAGGAGTCTATAAGTCCTAAGTCCTTTTCAGAGTATTTTTCAAACCCTTCTATGTTCTCTGGGGAGTCTTGATTAACTGTGTATGTAATATCTGCCATCTATGTTGTTTTTGTCTCTAGAGTAAGTATTTGCTGATTTGCTGATAGTAGCTGCTCTCTTAGTTGTGCTATCTCGTCCAATAGAGGTTGTATGTCTTCTGTAGTTATATCGAAGTTGATTAATTCCGAACTCTTTTTTACAAGATATTCATGTGAATTTGTAGCACCTGCTACATCTATATCGTAGTACAACTTATCGTACAATCTAAATAACTCTTCTGGTGTATCTTGTTCTACTGTAGTTGCTGGTTGTACGAATGTCTTAAAAGAGGTATCAACCACCTTATTAAAGGCAGTTGAGTTTAATACCGTCTTCTGTATTTGTATGTCGTTAGCCATTTCTTACTACTTTGAATATGTTTTGGTTATCAACTACTACTGTACTTCCTTGCAATTCAGTCTTAATCAATATACGGTAGTATCTTTCAGGTTGCAACCCATCCATATATACATCGAAGAATGAACTTGTTCCGTTGCAGCTTACTTTTGTATGCTTAGTATCAAAATCGATTACCATCTCTTCTGTATTCTCATCTCTTAATCCCCAATACGAAGCTGATGGAAGAGCATAGTTTGTTAGGTATACTGAAGATGTTGTGAATGATCTTGTAGGATACTTTGGTTTAGCAGCTATTCTAAATCTCTGCTTACCTACATCAGCATACTTTCCTTTATTGTTTGTTATGTTAATTGTTGAAATATCATTAGATAGTACTGATAGAGATCCTGTGTTAAATACGCTATCATCCCATTTGAATTCTAAGAAAGGTGGGTAGATTGTATTCGTATCTGCACCGTAATATTTTAGTCGAGTAGTGTATGTGTCACCTGCTTCGATTTCGTCCGATAGTTTCAGTATAAACCCGTTATTATCTAGTAGATCTGTATTAATTAAGCGGATTGCTTTCGATACATCTATGTTTACATCGTGAGTAGAGTTTAGTGTATGTGTTTGTATTGATTCTAAACTACCACTTGCATCTGAACTTGTGTACCAGTTACCTCCTCCTGTTAGTGGTACCCTAAATGATCCTGTTACTCCTGTTGGGTATGATGAACCTGTTATCCAAGAATTAAGTTGACTAGCTTGTCTATACTGCCAAGATACTCCTGTATCGTTACTAGGTATATCTCCAAACTTGCCTACTCCATTATCCCAAATTCCGTAGATAGGATATGCATATATTGAGTAGTCTACAGGTACTTCGTAAGCATCTGCTAAGTATAGTCCGATACTAGCACTGTAGGGTGTTTGTCCTATTTTAGTTGAAATAACATCCTTTACCTCTGCGGTATTGAATTTAATAAGAATCCTACTAGTTTGTCCCACTGCTGAGATATTAGGATATCCTCCTAGTTCTAGGATTTCATCCTTACCTGCATTTCCTAATACATCTTCTGTTGAGATGAATGTATCGTTCTCAGGGAATATTCTGTATACTGCCATGTTATAGTGTTGTTATTCTTCCTTTAATATCTGTGTCTGGGAATTTTACTTCAAAGATCATTGGATCATAAGAAGGATATACCACGTTCGTTCTTGTTGCTCCTTTAATGTCGTAAGCATATTGAGAATAGTCTCCTCCTACTTTATTCTCTATCTCAATCTTCTGTACCGTTTGTACACCTGGTTCTTGGTCTAGTAGTGTGTAGATGCTTGATAGGTTAATAGGTTGGTTAATATTACACTTTGTTATAGCAAAATAGTCTTTTAGTCTATTTGTACAAGCCAATAGTACATCTCTACCTGGGTAGTTTGGTTTAGCTATAATATCGAAAGTAACTCCAATATTTACTACAAATGCATCTTGGATGTTAATCGCATCAGTAAGTAGCATGTAGTGTGCTAGGTATGTTTTTAGGTTTGTCTTTAGAGTTTTAGATGGTACTACTAAATTCTTATTGCTGTCATATGCTAATGCATATAGTGATAAAGAAAGTGGATTACTATCTACTATGTTATCTGTTGCACTATTTGTGTTTGTAAGTTGATCCTGCACAATATGTACCTTTGCAATTGATCCATAAGAAGATGGTAAAGATAAAGCTCTAACAGTATAATCCTGTAAAGTAACTGCTCTACCTTGCTCATTAAATACTCTTAGTGAATTCTCTCTTAACTCATCAATAGAGTCTCCATCTCTTCCTCCAGAAGCTGCTTCTGGGTTATTAAACTGTAATGAGTTGGTTGGATCAACAAAAGTACTTCCGTACCCTACTACTGTGTTAAGTGTGTTTGCAGGTATGTTTGAAGCAACTCCTCCTCCTACTAGGTACTTAATTTCAAGTGTAGTGTTTGAAGGTGCTAGTCCGTATGCTTGTGTTGATAAGAAGTTAGAAGGATCATATGCATAATCGATCCTACTTAACCCTTGATTTGATCCAAATCCTACGTTAGTTGGGTCTGGTGTAATTACCTCGTCAGTTTGTCCTGTAATACCTGCTCCAAATTGTACTTGAAGTTGACCTGTAGAGGTAAACCTACTTACGAATCTTCTAGGTACTTTTTGCAAAGTAAGCCCATAAGGTACTTTGTTTTTGTCTGCAGAAGTATTTACGCTATCTAAAAAGATAGTGTCTTGTCCTAAATAAGGAACTTCATGCCAAACAGTATTACCTTCGTTCTCAGTAATTGATAAGATACCTATAATATCTGTATCCGTTATTGTTATAGTTTTGAACTTCTCAGCAGCACCTACATTTTGTGTGATCGTTTTTACCTCTCCTGAGATTGCTTTAGTAGTCTTTGTTAGTAAAAAACTATCTGGCTCTCCTGTTTGAGGATCTATTGATTCTACTATAATTTCTGTAGGGTCATATGAACTTGAGTAGCTAAAGTCAATACCCTTTTCTATAAAAAAGTTAACTTGTCCTCCTATTGTTGACTTTAATCTAGTACCTTGAGGTACTTTTAGTGCTTGTGTCCAATCAGGATCTCCACCTAAAGTTGCCTGCACTACTTGTGATGCTTCTACGCCTACCTCAGCTACTGTTGTAACTTTAGGACGATACCCCATCATATAGGCTAGGTTGTATAGGTTCTTGGGATTCTTAGCATACTGAATGTATGTCTCTTGTAATTGTGTGTCTTGGTAAAAAGATAGAACGTCACCTACGTATGCTGCCATCTCTATAAACATCATACCTGGTGAGGTAGGAGTAAAGTCATTGTATGAGTCTGGGAAGTAGTTCTTAGCGTACTCTACTAACTGTGTTTTAAAGTTGCTAAAATCCCTATCTATGTACTTTATATCTCTATCTTGAGCCATTATTGTTCAAAATTTATTAGTAATTCGTCTTGTATGTTTGTTTGGTTAACATTGTACTTCATGTAAATTGTTACCGTATTTGTGTCAGGGGTTGTTGTGATTGTTAATGTGTTTATCACTAGCTCTGGAAACCAATCTGCTATTCCTTTTCTGATCAAATAATCAATCTGATCTTTAGTATCTTGAGTTGCTTGTTCAAATAAAAGCGATCTCAGTCCAATACCAAAATCTGGGTTGAGTACTCTTTCTCCTTTATCTGTTAATAGGAAGTTAATCAAGTTAGACTTTAGTGCATCTTTGGTTGTATAAGTAGATGTAAATACGTCCTTAGCAGAAAAAGGTAGGGAAACTCCTACCGCTTTTCTAGGTTGCAAATCTAGTGGATGTATTTTTTGTACTTGAAAAGCCATTATACTCCTAATCTTTGTTTATCCTTCTCTACTGATGCTTTAAAAATTGCTCCTGCGTTTTTTACAAAATCCAATGAGTCTAAATTAATTCCTGGTTCTGGACCTGGATTAAATTGTTGCATTGGGTTTACACCTCCTGATACCATGTCTGATGTCATTGAGGTTATGTTTCTATATTCACCTTGAGTCATAGCAGCACGAGTTTCTTGTAGCAAATCTGCAATAGGATCTCCTGTTGAAACTGGTTTAGCAGTTACTGGTTTGTAGTTCTCGTACTTTGTAAATGTCGATACCGGTGTAGGTTCTACCTTTTCAGATAGCATTACTGCTAACTCCTCTTTAAGAGCTTCTCTTACTGCTTCTTTTATCAGTTTTTTAAAAACGTCTGCCTTCATATAAATAAATAGTTACTTTATACTAATTGATCTATTCTAAATTTAATTTCATCTAGCAAAATATCGACAGAGGAACTGAAGGATGGTTGTCCTTTCAGCATAATAATTCCTCTCTTATCTTTTGCTACTGCGTATCTTCTTGGTGCTATTTTAGGTGCATCCTTATCCTGTAATATCGCTAGTTCATATCCTTTGTACAAATACCTACCATCTGGTGCTCCTTCTGATCCTGTATTCTCTCTTGGTTGAGCTGCATTAACTATTGCAGATAAATCTGCCAATTGCTTACCTGTGCTGCAGTCCTGTATCACAATGTCTATAGCTTTTAACCTATCTTCTGTTGTCTGTAGAGGTCCTTTAATCGATGATACTACTCCTTTTATTGCAGCTGATTCGTCAATTAACTTATCTAGTGTTTTATTTAACTTAATTAACGTATTACTATATTTAGTTAATAAACTTACTGGCACCCCTACACCTCCTCCTGGTGGAATGATTGCTGTTGGTAGTGGTATCGATGTAATTACTTTTATCAGTACTTTTACAGTCGTTGTTGTAGTCTCTAGGCTAGTTGCTACAGAGTCAAATTTTTGAACTCTACTTCGAAGTCCTCCAACATGTCCTAGTAGTGTATTTCTAGTTTTAAGTATCTTCTGGAGTTCTTTTTGATTAGGACACTCTGAAGCAAACTTATTTAGCATATTTAGTACAGTTTTTTGAACCTGTACTACTAATGCAGCTCGAACATTACCTACCTGTGATGCTATAATTGCTGAGATTCCTCCTTTAACCGAGCCTGTTGCTTTGTATACAGCTTGTAGCTCTTTTAGCCTTTGCTGTACCTCCTTAGCACGCTTTGTAGCTGCCTCTGCCTTAGCTTTGGCTGCTTCTACCTTTTTGTTTTGCTCTTCAAACTTAGCTTGAGCCTCTTACTTTTTGTAGTGATGTATCTGCAATATTCTGAACTGTTGCCATTATTCTGTAAATACTTTTTTAGATTGGAATTGCTTCATTTGGGCTTTTAGTGCTTTGGCTACTGCTTTTAATTCAGGTCCTGTTGTTATCAATTGTGTAACTGGACCTCCACTTACTGCTGTAGCTGTTGACATTGCTGCACCTACATTCTCTAGCGTATCTAGAAGAGTTTCTAACCAGTTTTGCAACTGAGTTCCTAATACTACTGGTTCGCTTCCTAAAGAGGTTCTTGCTTTTTTACCTAAGTATATTTTTTTAGAATCTACACAGAAATACTCTGTTGCATCTAAGTTTAGTGTTCTTGCATTTAGTCCTACAGATTCCTTAGCTGAAAGGAATATACTATCCTCTTTAGCATTAAAAAACAGACGTCCTCCGTTTACTATAACTTGATTTCCTATGTATTCACTAGATTTTCTAGGAACTACATCGTAAGAATCTCTCTTAGAATTTGCTGCAGTTAGATCTATCTTATGATCAGAAACAAGGTATATTGAATTAAAATCCTTATTAATATCCTCTACTATATGGTCTACTCCGTTATCTGTTGGAATTTGTCCATTACTAATAAGTACGTAGGGTTTACCGTTATTACTACTATCAACTAGGGGATTTTGTTGTGATTTGTTTCCTCCTATTCTAATTGATTGTCCTTGTCTACCCTCTATTAGGGTATCTCCTGGAAATGGGAATAGTGGATTTACATCCGTAAGCTCTTTTACACCTGGTCCTAGTACCTCATCTGGGTTGTATCCTGCTCCAGGTAGTGCATTGTGGTTAGGTGATCCCCATAGGTTAACCACCTTACCATAATACATAGTTTTTTGACTACTATTATTTTGAGTATTTGGTACGGGTGATGGATGTAGTGCTACTATTTCATTAGGTAGAGGTAGTGTTTTAAATACTCCCTCTAAAGGATGTGCTGATTCAAGAGTTGTACTTTGTGTACTATCTACCAACACCGGATAGTACGTAAGGGCTCCTATAGGTAGCTGGACTCCTTGTTTGTCCAATACCTCTTTAGTATTATCTAGTACAACTTCGACTACTCTACCGTACTGAGATACCTCTCCTTTGTTACCTGACTTAGTTAGTGAGGTTTGTCCAGAAGAGTATACTCTATTTCCGAGGTTGTAACTATATGCCATTACTCGTCTTGCTTATCTTGTTCTTTACCTACTTGTTCACTTTGCTCCATTAATTTGGCTAACTCTTCTGGATCAAAGAAGTCTGAGGTGTCTTTAGATCCTCCATCCATTCTCTGTACAATGGCTAGCATCTTAATTAAGTGCTCATCATTTTTCACACCTACTTCTAAGTATTCCTTTATCATAGGAACTACTAGTGTAGCATCTCCTATATTTTCTACTAGAGGTTTTAACTCTCCTATAAGTGCGTTAATCTGTTTCTCCTTAGTACGAGAATTGTCATAGATCTCTTTCAGTACGTCTGAAACTGTCTTCTTTCCAAAAATCGTGGTATCTAATGCCATGCTCTATTTATTTTATAAATATCGTGAGTAAAATTATACTATAGAATACCCTGCATCCAAGTAGACTGCAGTAGTCGATTGAAATAGTTGCTTAAGTCTTGAAACTACTTTAGTAAGGGTAGGAGTCTCACAATCTGTCATTTCTCTAATAT